TCAGTGGGCTATGTGTCCAAGCTGTGCCAGCAAGGTATGCCTAAGGAGCTTGAAGCTGCAAGGGCTTGGCTTGATCTGCGTAAGGCTGGCAGGACGCGCAAGCTTGCTCCCTCAAAGGGTATGACAGCTGACACAGCAGGCGCGCCTGAGCCTAGCGGCAGCACCATTGGTAGCCTGACTGCCGGGACAATCAGCACTGCCCTTGCACAGCATAAGGTGCTAGTGGATAGGGCGCGTGAAGTCTATGCAGCTAGCATTGAAGCTAACGACCCAGCGCAGACCAAGCTAGCGCAGGCATACAGGCAAAGCTTCCTACTGCTGCTGGAGATTGAAGCTGAGGAAAAGAAGCGCGCCTTAGAAGCGCGTGACTACATCAGGCTAAGTGAAGCCTTGGAGATTATCACCCGGTGGACTTCCAAGGTTGTCAGCAGGTTGGATAAGCTGCCCTTGGACTGCGCGGAAAGCTGCAACCCTGACCGCCCTGAGCTAGCCATTAAGATACTTGAGCGCTGGTCTAGAAGCGCGCGTGAAGACCTAGCCAACCCATAAGCCTTATGAGTAAACCAATACGCATAGTCATAGCAGGTGATAGTCACGGAGATCAGTATGACCCAGAAGCTGTGGCTGCACTGCTGGAATACTGTGACGATTACTTTAAGCCTGACCTCAAGGTGCATCTAGGGGATGCCTTCGATCTGCGCGGACTGCGCGCCGGGGCTAAGGATGTGGAAGCTAGGGAAAGCCTTAAGGAAGATGTGCGCTGCGGACTTGCCCTGATGAAAGCTTACAGACCGCAGGTATATCTGCTGGGCAATCACGAGCGCAGGCTTTGGGATGCCACTGACAACATTGGTAGTGGTGACCTAGCTGATTACTACCAAGGCGTAAAGGATGGGATTATGCGTGAAGTGCGTAAGGCAGGCGTAAAGAAAGTGCTGCCATATCACGCAGATCAGGGGGTGTTTGAAGTGGGCAAAGTGGCTATGGCACACGGATTTGCACACGGCAAGGACGCTGTAATGAAACAAGGTAGCCACTTCGCCCAGCGCGGGGGTGCTTTTGTGTGCGGTCATATCCACAGGCTTGAAATGGTTGCGCTTGAGAAGTGGCAAGGGGGCGCAGCCTTCAGCGCTGGTTGCCTGTGCCGTAAGGATATGGCTTATAGCAGCCACAGGCTAGGCAGCTCCCGGTGGGGGTCAGGCTTCATAGCTGGGCTGATTGATGGGGATAACTTCAAGCTGTGGATGGTTCACAAGCTGGGCAAGTCCGGCAAGTGGGTTGCGCAGACTGACTTTAAACTACTCAAAGCAAGCCAATGGGAAGCCTAAGCCAATCGTTAGATTTGCTGATGTGCGCGCTGCGCGGTCAGGACGGCAAGCCTAAGGGCTGGCTGGATGTTCACCAGCTGCGGGTGCTGTGGAAGATGCAGACACTGAGCGCAGCCAGCAACAGGGCTAAGCTTGTCTGGCAGCGTGGCTTCCTTGAGCGCAGGTCTTATCACCTGATCAGTGAGGCAGGGACTCATAGCTTAGCCTTTGCATACAGACCCCTTAAGCCCCTGAAGACTATGCAACAGGTGGATGAAGCCTGCGCTAATGAGGGAGCTGAGAAGCCCCCGGCAGGCTGGATTTGCTGCGCTGAGTTTGCCGCCAAGTATGGTGTCAGTGTGCAGGCAGTGCATCAAATGACCTGCAGGCATAAGCTCAAGGTGCGCAGGTATAGGGTTAAGCGCGGGTTCAATGGGCTTAGGAATGTCATACACTACCGGGATGCTGAGCTGCGCGCCTTGCACAAACTTAAGAAGCTCAAATGACAGATCAGGAACAGCAGCTTACTGACGCAGCTAGGGCTATCATCAGACCCAGCTACTCAGGTGACATTGTGGATTGGTGTGAGCAGAATGTGACTGAAGTGCCTGACAGCCCTATCAGGGGCAGGCTCAATCTGTCGCGCACACCTTGGGTAGCTGAAGCTTTGCGCATAGCTTCTGACCCTGAAACAAAGGTGCTATCAATCATAGCCTGCACACAGTCCGGCAAGTCCCTGTTTGCGCGCCTGTTCACCTGCTGGGCAATCGTCAATTCCCCAGCTCATATGATGCTGCTGACCACTAACGATCCTGAAGCAAAGGATTGGATGCTGCGCTATGTGCGTCCTTTGTTCAGGATGTGTCCACCTGTTGCCGCGCTTCTGTCTGATGAGGATAACGACAAAAGCACCACAGCTGACTTTAAGAATAATGTGACCCTATACTGCCGGGGCGCTTGGAATGAAAACAACCTGCAGCGCCTGACGCTAAGGCGCGTGATAATGGATGAGACTTGGCTTTATCCTAAGGGTCATATTGGGGAAGCTAGTGCGCGCACCCAGACCTTTAGCTGGATGGGTCAGGTGATCGCTATGAGTCAGGGCGCGTATGAAGGTGATGAAACCACCACCCTATTCAACAGCACTGACAAGCGCAGCTGGTGCTTTGCCTGTGTCAAATGTGGGGCAGTCCAGCCTTGGCTTTGGGATTATGTCAGGCTGCCGGAAACAGCTAAGCTTAATGGGGTCTGGGACTTGAAGCAGGTAGAAGCAGGGACAACCTATGAGTGCGCGCACTGCCAGCATAGGATGCCAGACACACCCGGCAGCAGGGCTGAAGCCAATAGGATTGACCGGGGCGCAGGCTTCCGCGCTACCACCCAAAGCAGCAGCATTGGCAGTGTGGGTCTGCATTGGAATTGCCTAGCTAATAGCAGCTGGGGGAAAGAGGCAGTGAGTATGCTGCGCGCTAAGGAAGCCTATACCCTGTATGATGATAGTGAACAGCGCAGGGTCTGGAAGCAGAAGCGTTTGGCGCAGGCTTGGTCAGAGGATGGTGGTGAGATAGCCAGCCAAGCTGAAGCTGGTGACTATGCACTTGGTGATCCTTGGGACAAGGAAGCTTGGGTGACCCCTGACGCTAGGGTGCTGGACTTTGCTGCTGACCTGCCTGCCGGGAGTATCCCCTTTAGGACGCTGGCGGCAGATATGCAGCGCGGACATATGTGGGCTGAGGTAAGGAGCTGGTCAAAGTCTGGACATAGCAGGCTGCGCTGGTGGGGTAAGCTGGATACTTGGCAGCAGCTTGATGATCTGGCTGCTGAGCATAAGGTGAATAAAGCCTTTTGTGGGGTGGACTGTGGTGACCAGACACAAGAGGTATATGCCCAGACTGCGCTGCGCGGGTGGAAGTCCCTAAGGGGTAGCGGTCAAACTGACTTCACTGTGCAGGATGCAGGGGGCAAAAGCACCAAGCGCTTTTATTCAGACAAGCAATTTGTCTTTATCCCCGGTCAAAGGAACAGGGCTGAAATGATTGTGTGGAGCAACCTGCAAGCTAAGGATATGCTGGCGGGTCTGCAGAAGCGCAGGCTGCATACATACGGCAGGAATGTCCCTGACGATTATACCCAGCAGCTTACAAGTGAGATAAGGGTAAAGGATGCGCGCTCAGGCAAAGCCCATTGGATATTGCCCAGCAATAAGACCTGCGGCAATCACGCTTGGGATTGTGCGCTAATGGGTCTGATCCTAGCTGTGCGCTGGGGCATCATAGGCAGGGAAGCTACTGAAACGGCAGTGCCTACCCAGCCAGCTGAATGATTGACCGCACCAGATTAGCCCTGACCATTGGTCAAGGTTGCGCCTTCAGTGATGTAAGCTGTATGGGTCACAGCTTGGGTATGGCTGTGGGCGCAACCCCCTTTGACTTCTTCTGCATCACAAATGGCTAAAGGCACTTACATTGGCTTTCCCAAGCAGGACTTGCTGGACATTTACAACGCTGCCCTTGCGCAGATCAAGTCCGGCACTGTGGTCACAAGCTACTCTGACAGTGGCACTTCTGTCGGCAAGGCGCTGGTGGGTGACGCAAATGAGCGCGCTGCGGAAGCCTACTTTGCCCTATCTCAGCTAGAGCCTGAGAATTACCCTGAGCGTATCACAGTGATCAGGACTGATTGGAAGGGTCTGAAAGACTAAAGCCTTTATGCCCAAAGCACAGCCCCACAAGCGCACCAAGTCCGGCAGCGTCAGTAAGAAGACACTGAAGCAGGCTGGTGCTAGTCAGTTTAACAGCGTCAGCTGGTCTAACAATCGCGCCCAGATTTACGGCACTGCCGTTGATTTCAGCGCGGACTATACTCCCACTGACCGGGTGGAGATGATGAAGCGCCTGCGCTATGGTGAGCGCAACTGCGGTCTGGTGCGTCAAATCCTTGGGGACTATGTGACATATGTGGTGGGCAGTGATGGTATCACCCACCAAAGCCACTGCGCTGATACTGCCAAGGCTACTGCCTATGATGAATACTTTGCTGATTGGTGCAGGAGCTGCGATCTGACCGGGCGCTTTAGCTGGGCAGAAGTGCAGCGCATCACAGTCAGGGGCGCGCTGCGTGATGGTGATAGCTTTGCCCTTAAGGTGTTTGACGCTGAAGGACGCGCCAAGCTGCAGCTGGTAGAGAGTCACCGGGTGTCCAACCCTGAAGGTGAGCAAGTGCCTAAGGGTATGCTTGATGGTGTGCAGTTTGACAAGGTGGGGCGTATTGTGGGCTATTCAGTTATTCTGGGTGACAAGTCTGCCAAGCTGATCCCCGCGCCTTCTGCCTGCCATATTGCTGAGCAGGACTATTGCAGCGGCAGCAGAGGACTACCCCTGCTTCAGCATAGCTGGTCGGATATACAGACGGAAGACGAGCTGCTCAAATTGGAAGCCCTCGCAGTCCGTAATGACTCAGATTTTACTAGGGTGCTGGTTAAAAATGGCGGATATGTTCCTAACAATCTGGCTGCTGAATTGTCCGGCACTAACTCTAACGGCAGCAACCTTGCTAGCCAAATGGGGGGCAAGCTGGCTGTGCTTGAACCCGGCGAGGATTTAAAAAGCATACAGTCAAACAGACCCAGCCCTGTGTTTGTGGGCTTCCTTGAAGCGATCCAGCGCGACATAGCGCGCGGCACAGGTTTGCCGTATGAGTTTGCAGGCAATCCAAGTCAGGCGGGGGGCGGGGCGCTGAGGCTTATTGCCGCTAAAGCTGACAGGTCTTTTGCGCGCTGGCAGACCATTATTATTGAGCGCCTTTGCACACCCGCTTGGGGCTTTGTTATTGGCACTGCTATTGCCAATGGTGAGCTGCCTGACGCGCCTGATTGGAATAAAGTCAGCTGGACTACACCCAAGCGCTTGACGATTGATGCTGGCAGAGACGCTGCGCAGGATCGCGCTGACCTTGAAATGGGACTGCTCAGCCCTAGCGAGCTATACCAGCAGCGCGGTTTAGACCTTAGGACTGAAGTCCAGAAGCGCGCTAAGGATTTCCGTTATATTATTGATACGGCAGAAAAGGAAGGCGTGCCCCTTTGGATGTTATACAAACCGGGCTTTAATTGGCTGCAGCAGGGGCAGGGGAAACCCACAGCTACTGAAGTCCAGCTTGCCGGGGAAGACCCGCTTGCAGGTATTCCTCAGCCTGAAGCTGAGCCTGAAGCTGAAGACGAAACCAACACCTAACCTTTATAACCTATGCGCAACCTCATTAAAGCTATCAGCGCTGGTAAGCCCTTCCTTGTGGATTACCAGATTGCTGAGCAATACCTGCAGCTTAAGAAGTCTGCCGGGATCACCGACCTTATCACCCAGCTGTTTGGTGAAGCCCCCAAGCCCTACCAGACTCAGGGAGGCACTTATGTCATTCCCATTACAGGGATGATTGCCAAGGGACTCAGCCCCTTTGAAGCCATTGGCGCTACTGATGTGGACAAGCTGGATGACCAGATTGATGAAGCGCTGGCTGCTAATCCCAAGCGCATCCTTTTCCATATCAATTCTGACGGCGGCACTATTGATGGTGTGGAGGAAATCGCTGACAAAATCCGCGCGCTGCCTGTTGAAACTATTGCCTATACTTCTGGCAGTATGAACAGCGCTGCCTTTTGGATCGGGTCTGCAGCTGACCGGGTGCTGGCATCTAGTAGCGCCAGCGTAGGGGCTGTAGGCGTGTATAGCGTCAGCACTGATCTTTCTGAACAGGCTAAGGCTATGGGCATCAAGGTTAAGGTATTCCGCAATTCCTCCAGCCCTTACAAGGGTATGAATGTCGCAGGCACTTCCCTGACTGATGAGCAGGAAGCCCTGACCCAAGCTGAAGTAGATAAGGCTGGTGAAACCTTCAAGCAGGCTGTGCTGATGAAGCGCAAGCTGGCTAAGCCTGAGGATATGCAGGGACAGTCTATGTCCGGCAGGGATGCTGCCGCGCGCAACCTGATCACCGGGCTAGCCCCCACCCTTAAGGTGCTGCTTACCCAGCTGGAAGGGCAGTCATATGCTGCCGGAAGCCAGACCGCCAAGGTTGCCAAAGCCAAGTGAGCTTTTGACTCCAGACGCATAAGCAGAATGGAAACCAAATCTCTTACCATTGAAGACCAGCTTGCTGCTTCCAAGGCTATCCTTGGTGCTGTGCAGGCTGAGAAGGCTGAGCTGCAGGGCGCGTTTGAAACCCTTGCTGCTGAGAAGATGGCTGCGCTTGCTGAAGTGACTAAGGTTGCTGAAGGCAATAAGCAGACAGTGGAAGCCCTTGAGCAGAAGCTTGCCGGGTTTGAAGCTGAGAAGGCTGAGCTGCAGAAGCAGCTTGCTGAAGCCCTTGCCCATCAGGTCAGCGCTTCCAAGGAAGCTGCTAAGATTGCTTCTAGCGTTGGTATTTCCCCGGTTGCTGTCAGCCCTGCTGATGATCTCACTGCTTCTGACTCCAAGCCTGACGCTGAGAATATCCGTAAGACCTTCCTCGGTATGAAGCCCGGCGCTGATCGTCAGGCTTTCTTCCGTAAGCATTTGGCTATCCTTACTGCCACTAAATAATTTTCCCTCTAATCCCTAATACTATAATCCTATGTCGATTGCTGCTGCCCCCGCTGTTCTTGCTGAACAGGTTCTTGCCGGACTCAAAGGCAAACTCGGAGTCCTCTCCGCCTTCTCCACTAACCTCACCCCTACAGCTGTGGGTCGCACGATGCAGGTCAGCCTGATCGGTGGCGGCAGCGCGAAGGTGTTTGATAAGTCTGCCGGTGGTTATCACGAAGCTGAAGAAGCCTCTATCACTTCCCAGACAGTCACGATGGTTCACCTTCATTCCACCAAGGACTTCACCCCTGATGACCTTGCTGAGTATGGTGAAGCCTTTATGATCAACGCCTTTGTCCCGCAGGCTGTTAATGAGCTGGTCGCTGAGTGCCACAAGCGCATTGGCAATCTTTTCACTGTCGCTAACTTCAGCGCTGGTGAAGTCATCACTGCCGCTAACTTCAACTATGGTCAGGTGGTTGATCTCAACACTGACCTTTCGATTGCCAAGGCTGGTGACACCCGCGCGCTTCTCCTTAACAGCACCTATGCTGGCGCGCTCCGCAAGGACGCTACGCTGGTTGCTCCCTTCAATGGTGCTGGTCAGTCTTCCCTGATCCAGACAGGCGCTATTGGCACTGTCTCTAACTTCAATGTGTTTGAGTTCACCGATCTTCCGACAAACTCGGAAGGCTTGGCTGGTGTGGCTCTGGCGCAGGATGCGGTCTGCGTGGCGCTCGCGCTGCCTAACGCTTCTATGTTCCCCGGTGAAGTTTCTTCTGCCACTGATGCTTCTGGTCTGGCTGTTCAGGTGCTGAAGTCTCAGGGCACTGACGGCATTGTGCGCCTGACCGCCACGATCCGCGCTGGTTTCGGTAAGGGACGCGCCTCGTCTGCTAAGCGTATCTGCAGCGCCTGAGCTTAGCGCTCAGCTGCTATCAAGCTCACCTTGGAAACAGGGTGGGCTTTTTTGTGCCTGTGCGCCTTGGCTGGCTGGGTTGGTATCAGGGTAGCACCCGCCCCCGGCAAAGCCTGCCACAGCCCAGCCAGACCCCTAGGACAGCGCGCCTGCTTGTCAGCCCCGGCAATAGTATGGACAGCAACCTTGCAGCTATGTGGCTAGCTGACGCGCAGGCTATCTGCGCTGAGGCAGGGCAGACAGTCACCATCAATGGCGTAAGCTATGCAGCTATGGCTAGTGACCCCACCCTTACCCCCAGCCTTGAGCAAGGGGGTCTAATGGATAAGATCACTACGCTAATCAAAGTGCCAGCTACCACAGCTGCCCTAGCTGCCAAGTCCCATATGCAACCCGGCAAGCGCCTGACCTTTGATGCGCGCCCCTACCGGGTCACAGCCTTCACTTACAAACCCGGCAGCGCTTGGCTGCAAATGCAGTGTCAGGACGCTGACCAGCGCTAATGGCTGGGGATATTACAATTACAGTTAGGCGAAACCTAGTGGAGACGCTCAGCAAGTCTTTCAAAGGCTTTGCTGATTACACCCGCCAGCTTACTGAAGACCTTGTGAAAGAGGAAGGCGCGCTGACCTGCCGTGAAGCAATTAAATACAGCCCCCCGCTTGATGGTGCTGCCGGGGGCAAGGGTGATAAAAAGATTGCTGAGCGCTGGGGTAATTGGGCTGTGGCTAATGACATTTTAACCATTGTGACTGAAGACAGCAAAAGCGCTGCCACTGCTGTAAATGCTAAGTCTGGTGCTTTTGAAAAGTATGTAGCTTGGCGGCAGGGCAAGCCCCCCAAGTCTAGTGGGATCATAATGAAGCTGTGGGCTGACCAAGATGTGCGGCGCTCATTTGCGCGCGCCAAAGTCCTGCTGCGTAAGTGGAACGGATCGCGCAACCATCAGGTGCTTAATGAGCCTAGCCTAGAAGCGCGGCACAATCGCATTAGGGCGCAGTATAAAGGACGCATCAGGAAGACCAGCAACGGCAAGCAGCTAATGGGGGCTAGTGAAAGCTACGCCTTTGCCCCGGTAAAAGTAATTAAGGACTATATCAAGAAACGGCAGCAGCGCGTTGGCTGGTTAAAAGCTGGCTGGGTTGCTGCTATCCATAAGATTGGTAAACCTAAGATTAACGGAATAGACAAAGCCTTTGGCTTACGGAAGCTGCCCACTTGGATTACGCGCCATAACGCAAACCACGGCGCTGTAGGTCTGAACAAATACCAGACTAACAGCAATAATGTGCTAATGACTGTGCGTAATGATCTAGGGGATATTTTCGGGGTTGGCTATCTTGCCGGGACTAGGCGCTATGTGATGGGTGCGCGAGCTGGTAAACTGCAGCGCAGGCTCAATCACTTTATGCGCGCTGCCATTGAAAAAGCTAACAATGGTCAAACCCCTACCTAACCTTTATGAGTATCAAAAGCCCCCTAAGCATTATTGAAGACGCGCTTGCCGCCAAGCTCACAGCTGAGACTTCCCTTGCTGCCTACCATATCAATAATGGTGAGACAGCTGAAGAGCTGCAGCTGCCCAGCATTGTGGTAGCCTGTGAGTCTGCCAGCTACCCTACCGGGTTTGCCCAAGGTCTAGGAAACTATAACTGCCAAGTCAGCATTGGGGTCTTTACCCAGATTGATGATACCCCCCGCGCTACCCACCGGGCTGCTGTGCAGGATGTGCTTGGTAGCTTGTCTGATCTGCCGGGGCTTAAAGCTGTGTTCACAGCTCAGGGTGATGCCAGCTGCTATGACATTACCCTGACCGGGCTGCAGGAAGGGCGCGGGGAAAGGTGCTTTGACAGCACCCTTACCTTTGAAGTCCTTATTGTCCTGAGCGCTGTTTGACTTGGGCTGCATTGGTAAACCTTCCTCACCCTTAACCCTATACCACAGTGGCAACTACGCAGAAGGGCACAGCCCATATTTACGGCATTAACGGCACTATCACCGGGCTGACAATTCAAAGCTATTCTGTTGGCAAGTCCTTTGCCAATGCTGATGAAGTCACTAACTCTGCGGGTGTGGTGATCGGTGTGCGCTATTCTGATGAGCGCACCACCCTTTCTGCTGAAGGTCTAGTGCCTTCCAGCTACACAGCCAGCATTGGTGACAACCTTACCTTCACAGGTAATGGCATCGCTTTCTCAGGACATATCCAATCCATTGAAGAGCGCGGTGAAGCTAAGGGCTATATGCGTATTAGCATCACAGCCATTGACTATGAAGGTATTGCCTAAGCGCTGAGCTTAGCTTTGCTTTCACCAGAAGCGCTGGCAGCCTGAGGTTATGGCTGACCAGCGCTTTCTTTCTGCCTTCCTCACGCCTGCGGTCACAGTGATCTTAGGCAAAAGGCTCAAGCCCTTCTGCCTCCGGCACAGGCTTTTCCTTGAAGGCATAGGCAGTCCCTTCCTGCAGGAGCAGACTGAGCTGACCGCAGCTGACCTGATTGTGGCGCTGAAGGTCTGCGCTGATGAGCGCATTGATAAACCCACCCTTCAGGACAGCTGGCTTAACCTTAAGCTCACACTGTCAAAGCCTTTGCTGGCTCGCGCCTGCACTGCCTTCATCAAGCATATTGACCGGGTGGACTCTTATCCAAAGTTTTGGGAAAGAAAAGACCAGCGCGCAGGGGCGGCAAGCACTGTGCCTTGGCAGCTAAGTGTTGCCTGCAACCTGATCAGGAATGGCATCAGCTATCAGGACGCTTTCAATATGCCTGAGGCAAAGGCTTTCTGGCTGTCAGCTGCCTTCAGTATCCAGCAGGGCAGCAAGCTGGAGTTTATCAGCACTGATGATGAAGACCTGATTGCTCAGCTGACCCAGATTGACCAATCGGCAAAAGTAGAAGCCAACCCTAAACCCACCCCTTAACAATGTCCCTAGGTCTAGAGTTTAACATCAGCGCGAAAGACCAAGCCAGCGCTGCCGTTGAAACAGTTAATAAGAAAATCAAGGACTTCGGTAAGGATGTGGCTAAGTCCTTCCTATCCTTTGCCGCGCCCCTTACCCTGCTGCAAACAGGCATTGGTTTCATTACTGATAAAATGGATGAGTATAACAAGCGTATGGAAGCTGCCACTGAAAACGCATCCAAGCTTAAGGATGAGGCAGCTGACTTGGGTGTTAGCGTAGATGTCTGGCAGCGCCTTAAAGGTGCAGCTGATGAGTCTGGTATAGCTGTGGGCAAGGTGGGCAAGCTTTACACTGAAGCTGTTAAGCTGATTGAAGCAGGGAAAGACCCCCTAAGTGATGCTGCTAAAGTCCTGCGTGACGCGCTTGGCTTTGCTGCTGAGGATGTGGCTAGGGGCAACATTGATGCTATTGCAGTTATTGAGCGTATGGGGACTGCGATCTCAGGCGCTACAGGTGAAGCTGATGCTATGCAAATGGCAACTGCCCTGCTGGGTGAGACTCTGGCTAAGGAGCTGCTCCCGGCGCTGCGTGAAGCTGCCAAACTTAAGCAGGGATTTGTGGACACTGAAGGGCTTACTGAGGAAGAAGCTGCAGTGTTGCGCGCAGCCAAGGCTGAGGAACGCAGAAAGAAAGCGCGTGAAGAGTATAATGACGCTAAGAAGGCAGTGACCGAAACCTTTTTAGATAAAGACCCAGAAGGTAGGGCGCTGGTTGCAGCTCAAGCTAGTGAGTCCTTTGGGGGTGGTCTAAGCACCGGGGCTTTAGCTTCTATGCCTGAAATCCAGAAGCAAGTAAGTGAAATCCTTAAGAAGCGCGCGCAGGATCAGAAGGCTGCTGATCTAGCTGCCAACACAGCTGCTGCTCAGCGGGTGCGTGATGCTGCCGCAGCTGCCAAGATTGAAAAGGATAAGAAGGAAGCAGCTGACAAGGAAGCCAAGGAAAAGCCAAAGCAGGATGCCAAGGCAGCTGCTGATAAAGAGAAGGAAGACAAAGCTGCTAAGGATAAGGCTGACAAGGATAAGAAAGCCCTAGGTGACGCGCTTGACGCTAAGGAGAAGCTTGACGCTGAAAACGCTGCAGGCACAGGCAAGCTGACAGCATCCAGCCTGCGCGACATTGGGGGCGGTCTGGCTGGTGAAGCCCTGACTAATGGCTTGGACATTCAGCAGAAAACCTTGGACATCCAGCAATCAATCCTGATTGAGCTGCAGAAGCTTAATGTTAAGACCCTGCCGGAAGTGCCTGCCTCTATTGACTTCACCAAGGGTGGTATCAATCAGACAACCTTTAACGCTTAAGACCTAATGACTAAATTAATTAAGAAAGGCGCTGGGGCTGCAGGTAGCTCCCTTGAGCTGCAGCCTGATTGGACTATTGAAAGTGATGGCTTTGGGCTGATCACTTCCAAGCTGACCTTCAAGTGTGACGCTAGCAGCGCTGCAGCCCGCGCGCCCAAGTCTGGAGCTACCCACCCGCAGGACGGCAGGCTTAAGTGTCACCGATCTACCTACACCATCAGCAAGGGTGGCTGGGCTGTCATAACCTCAGATTATGTGGGGATTGAAACAGGTGACCGCACCACCATCCAAGTTAAGGGTGATGTGAATACCGGGACGCAGCCAATCCAAGTGCATAAGGATTTTGTCAAAGTGCTTAAGCCACTAGGCTGGGATAGCAGGACGCAAAGCTTTCCTGAAACCAGCGCGCTTGCTGTGAGTAATGCTTTGGTGGGAGTTAAATCATACCTTGTGGGTGATAGCTCCATTAGCGCGACATACTACACAGCCAATAAAAGTGAGGTTCAGGACGGAGTTAATATGGTCAGCAAGGTTTTCCTGACTATGCCGGGTATGCAGGATGTGGTGCTGCCAAGTGGCAACCAATCTATCTCTGCCTTTCACGATCGTTTTGCTATGCTTACTTCACTTAACTATGAGAAGTATGCCCACCTATATAAAATCAGTTTCACAATACGCATCAGCCCCGGTGGTTATCACAATAAGGTTTATGTTAAGCATAACTAACTTACAGCTATGATCCAGCAAGGCATAGGATATACCTACACTAATTCAAGGGGTGGGGCTTCTCTCATTATAGATCAGGCTGCACCCGCGCCACTGCCACCCCTTACAGTCTATGAGGATTTAAACGAAGCTGGGCAAGGTGTCCTGAAGGTGACACCCGGCACAGTTAATAATGTAGTGCCTAGCCCCCTGCAGGTCAGCTTCCCTTCCGGGTCTGGTAATGAGCATATGGTGGTTATCAAATGCACAGGAGAGAAAAACCAACGCTTTCCTATTCAAGCCACTGTCCAAGTAGTGACTGCGACTGAAGCCACACAGGATACTGATGGTTATGGTTATCTTGCCATAGCTTTACTGACTAAGACAACCACCCCTTCAGCTGTTGAAGGCGCACCACCTTCAGTAAGCTGGAGTATTACCCCCCTTGTTTCCGGGTCTGTCTGGGCTGAGCGCCGGAAGCTGACTGAACCTAACACAGCCTTTTATTACTTTTCTAGGGTATGATGGCTGAAGTAAATAACCCCTTTCAGTCAGAGCCTTTTTATCTGACCTCACACAAGCGCACCTTTACTGAGTATGAAGCTGACGGCACACCTAAGCAGCCTCTTGGTTATGCGACCATTAGGGAACATAGCTTTGACCAAGAGCAAGGTGGCGGCAATTGGTATTTTACGCCCCCCGGCACTAGAGTATTTGAAGGCAACGGCAGAGTCATTTGCGGGTCTGGCAGCGCTTATCACGCGCCAGAGTTTTGGCGTGATGATATTAGCACTTTCAATGCTAGGCTAAACTATGCTGAGTATGGGATGGTATTACTCAATCTGACGCTGGCGCGCAGGTTTGAGGATCATATACCCTTCAAGGGTGTCACCTTTACTTGGAAAATTAAAAAGGAAACTGTGGTGACTGAGCAGGAGTTTGACCTAGTGCAACCTTCTGAGTCTTACCCATTCTGGAGCAGCACCCCCGGACAGATTGTGGAGACTGAGCGCAGTGAAGAAGAAGTGACAGTGACCTTGCAGCTGCCTGATGACTTTGAACAGAATAAGCACGATTTCGACTCACTCAGGGACTTGACTGACCAGCAGCGTATTGATCGTGGCTTTGTGTTTCCCAAGGGTGGGACATTCCAAGATGGCAGCCCAAAACACGGCTTTGACTCACGCAAGGAAGTGACTGAGCTGAACCTTTACCCATACCCCCCGCCTGATGAGTCTCTGACTTATGATGTAACCACCAAGATCACTGTGACTACCATAACTTATAAGACTCCGGGCTTTTATGGTGATGATGCAGCTGAGGAAACCTGCACCCCTGCGCCTTTCTACACAGTCTAAAGCCAAGCCAGCGCGCTATCCTTTGACCTTCCAGCAACATTGAAACCTAAGCCCTATGTCCCTGCCTTCTGCTATTAAGCTCTTTATTGACCCGCGCACAGGGGATGCCTTTGGCAACTTTGCCGGGACTACCAGCCTGACTAACCCGGTCTTCACGCTGGGTGACACTGCCACTGTGGAGCTTTACCTAGTGGAAAGCACAGGGCTTAACACTTACCCCCGGCAGGAAATCGGGTTTCCCACTAGCCCCGGTATCAGGGTTGCTGTGGGCGCGATTGATGAAAGCCCCCTAGCTGGGACTTGGACGCTGAGCTATGGCGGGGACACCACCACTGCCCTTGCCTTCAATGCTACCCCTGCCGTAGTGCAGGCTGCGCTTAACCTGCTTGCCAGCATCACTGCTGCGGGTGGTGTGACTGTCGCTAAGATCGGGGACAATTACAATATTGTCTTCAATGCCAATGGCGCGCGCACTGAGCTTACCACCAATGGTGCTGCCCTGATCCCCTTGAGCGCTGCCACTGTAGCCAGCCTGCAGACCGGGGATGCCAATAAGCCTGCTATCTACCTTGTCCACCTGCAGCGCACTGTTGCCGGACTTGCTACCAGCTTCACCCCCACTGCCGCCAGCGCTATCACTGTTGAAAGCCTGACAGCTTGGGACGGCACTAAAGCCACTTACCGGGCTAGCATCAGCCCTGACCCTAAGGGTGGTAGCTTCAGCCTATCCTTTGACGCGCAGACCGGGACTGATGTAAGCACTGCAGCTATCAGCGTTGGGGCTTCCGCGCTGGATGTGCAAAACGCCTTGAGCATTGGCGCGCTGGCTGACGGCAAGGTTAGCGTCACGCAGGTTGGGGCTTACGCCTATGACATCACAGTTAAGACCCAGCCTGCCACTGCCGGGCTGACAGCTGACGCAGCTGGACTGCTTTCCTTTGCTGGCTATAAGGGTGAGCTTAACCTTAACACAGCTGAAGCAATCAGCCTGCTGGATGGTGCGCCCCTTGTGCAGACCACCCTTGAAGTGGAGATCACCAGCAACAGCAAAACCCTGACTGTCCTGCAGATTGCTTGCACCCTGCAAAATGCAGTGATTGACGCAGGCGCTGTGCAGCCCTTGGTGCTGGATAGCTACCTTAGCCAGACAGTAGCTGACGGCAGGTATTTCAAGCTCAGCCAAAACCTAGCTGACGGCACTGCCGGGACTATGCGCACTAACCTTGGTGTGTATAGCACCAGCCAAGTGGACACAGCCCTTGCGCTGAAGGCTAACACCAGCCACACCCATATTATTGGGGATGTGACCGGGCTGCAGACCGCGCTTGATGCTAAGGCTAACTTGTCTGAACCTGTTTTCAGTGGGAAAATCCAGACCCCCACTATTAAGAATATCCTTAATGCTGATCTGGTCATTGACTCCTATAATGACACAGGCGCGGGGACTCACTACCTGCATAAGTTTACACCCTTTGACGGCAAGCTGGTGCTGGCTACCAATGGTGGTGGTCTGACATTCCCTGACGGCACTACTCAAAGCACTGCTGCAACCACCCCTGACCTTTCCGGGTATGCCCCCTTATCTAGTCCCATCTTCTCAGGTGTGGTGGGTGTGGGGTCTTCTGCGATCACAGGACGCATCAGGGCTGAGTCTTATTCACTTGGCTCTTATCTGGCACTTGAAGCAGGAAACGGAGCAAGGCAGGCAGTCATTTCAAATGGTGGCGAGTTTAGTGGTGTGCCTTTCATTACTTTGATTGGTTCAACAGGCACAGCATCAATCTATGGTGGCAGATTTTACTCTGGCAGCCTTGGCTCAGGGGTTGAACCTTATGCCAGAACTGATGGTGCAACATTTACCGGGAAGGTAAGTCTGACAGACCTAGGCACTAACAATCCTTCATTCAACATTGGTGGCACAGCACTTAACACCACTGCCACAAATGCTGTTTCAGGTGATGTGTGGATTTCCGGCACTTCCCCTAAGGTGAGCTATAAGGTTGGCACTTCTAATTTTTACTGCGCTACATCAAACCTGACCAACACCTTTAGTGCAGCGCAGATTATTGACACCACAGGCGCAGCCCCTGCGCTGCGCGTCACACAGAAGGGAACAGGTGAAGCTATCCGGGTTGAAGACAGCACCAGCCCTGACAGCACTTCCTTTATTGTGGGTGCTGACGGCAGGGTTGCAATTGGCACAAACACAGCAGCAGCTTCAATCTATACATTTTATGTCAATGGTGTGT